AGTACTTTAAAGTCCGTCTCCATCATCATCGTTGATTAATTGGTATGATTTATTTATACGATTGGTCACACCATCGTCATAGTCATCATCATAAAATACTTCGTCGTAATCAGAAATGTAAGGTGCTACTTCTTCGTAAGATGCTTTATATGAGTCTACATCAGAATAAACTTCCGACTTTAGGCACTCTACCAGAGACTCAAGATTTCTTACAACTAGTTTGAGTTTTTCTCTGTCCATTTTTTTAAACCCTAACAAACGTATTATAAACAAAAAAAGAGGGATCGTCAAGACCCCTCTGATTTAAACATTTTTTCAAACCATTCCACAAGATGAATACGATAACAAGACCAATACCGACATCCACGATATGTTAATAGATAACAAGCGGGACCTCTATTGTCCTTGTCCATATCATCATAATGATAATGGTAGTTATCCATTACTTATTCAGCAATAGAACTTCTGCATAAATTAACAGAATGAATGCTGTTGATGCCCCAGTAATAGCGGCAATCATAGCAATCATTTTCCTGCACCTACGTTAGCAAGTTGTGCTTGATGACGACGTTGCTCTTTTTGCTTTTGCTCTTTAATGAGCTGCAGTACGTTGAGTTTCTTCACTTGTGTCCCTCCTTTACAAAACGAACACCACGATAGGTTTCGTTGTATTGTTGGGGTTCTTGTTGCTGTTGTGATTGTTGCTGCTTACGAACTTCAGTGTCGTATGCTTGACCACGATAAACGACTTTAGACATTAGGGTTCTCCTTAAGTGTTTAGGTTAAAGAGCGTTCCTTCAGTCGGCTTTTGCGTCTTGGAAACAACCTTTCTTTGTGATCTGTTTAACTTCCCACACAAGATCATTTTTTTGTTGGGGAGAGACAACCTCACTGGCATTAATTCTACCAATAAGAAGTTGTGCTTGCAAACAAGTTAAGAAGAGTTGTTCCATAGATGAACGATCCGTTCCGAGTCGGCTTACTTCCGTCCCATAGGGATGAACGTAAGGTCATTATAGACCCATTGATCTATATATGCAAATAGTTTTGTAAAACGTGATACAAATTTATAATATCTTAATCTCTGGTTCTCCAGTCGTCTGGTTTGTCTTGGCTGAAAAAATCAATTATATCATCAGCACTTTGAAATCCTGTTCTATGATTGGATGGATCGGGGTCTCCAAGATCCAATGCATTCATAAAACCATCGAGACTATCTTCCTGCATGTCAGGATTAGCAGCACGTCGTCTTGCTTGTCTTAGAATAGTTGCAGCAGAGCGATTTGATTTCGCAAGTTTTTCTGCCCAGATCATATCACTTAACTCTACAGATTCGCCTTTTACAATTCGTTCACAGATTGCTTCAAGACGAAGGCGGTATTGTGTAGAGAGCATATACTTCTCCAGATATAGTGTATTTAGTTAACGCTCAATATAACTTAGAGTGTGATCTTGAGCATAAAGTTGTTGAATGATGATATCACAACCAATCTTAGGATTGCAATCGCCACAGGTATAAACATCAACTGCTGCTTTACCTTCCTCAGGCCAAGTATGAATACTAATATGACTTTCCGAAAGTAAACAAATAACAGTGACTCCTTGTGGTTCAAACTTTTTTGAAATGGTTTGAATCACAGTGGCACCACTTGCAACTGCTGCATTTTCAAGTAAATCAATAAGACAACGCTCATTATCTAAAAGAACAAACGAGCACCCATAAAGGTTAAGTAAGTAGTGTTTTCCCATTATTCAATTGCTTCAGGATCTATCCCATATTCGTTGATTAGTTTGTCAATCTTTGTTTCTTGCCCAGAAAGTTTTTCTATCTCAAAGATAGATGACTTTTGATACTTCTTAAGTTTCTTATATTCCTTAATAAGTTTTTCGACTTCTCTGTTTTTAATATAAAGTTTAAATTCTTTGTCTTTCGCAGGTTTTGCAAAACCCTTAAAACCTTCACTCATCTTCCTTTCTTTTTCTTCTCTGGTTGTTTATATCCCCACAGTTTGGGATTAGTTCTTCCATACCCAAAATCTATTTTCTGAACTACACCTGGACCATATTTGTCATAGTACATGTCAAAAATACGAGATCTTGTTCCTCTTACCAAATCAATATTTTCTTTTCCATCAACATTATACCAAATCAAGTATGCATCATTTGGAAAAGAGGAATCTTTTGCAGATTCTACTGTAGTATTTTCTAGAAGAATATCGCATCCATAACTAGAGGGCAGAATAGTTCTCTCATTCTTTTCGTAATCTGCCATATTTTTCTCCGTACTTACAACAGTAGTCATGAACGACCGCCCCATTGAATATCAGGGTATGCTTCTGCTACTATATCTTTGGTGATTTTATATTTAGACTGAAGATCTTTGTCCTTAACAAGGATTAACAACTCAGCTTCCATTGGATGAAGAGCACGAAGAAGATTAATAAACATCATTTCTCTTCGGATATTATTCAGCGATCTATTACCACCTCTCACATAATGATAAAGGTTTTGATACTCCCTACGAAGGGAAGTGCGACCTCTACCATCTAAGTCTTGACCAGTTGCAGACTCTCCACCAGAAGCTTCTTTTCTCAGGTTATCAGAAAGAGTTCCAGAATAAACGGTTTGATCATTAGCATCTGCATAAGGTACATCACCCTCAGGAAGGAGACTGACTACAGAATCATCAAAGTTCCAAATAAGAATCGACTTAAGAGCGGGATTTGCATACTCCTGAAGAATCTCAACTTTCTTTGCATTAGAACGTTGAGAACTTACAAGAGAAAGAATCTCATGTTGAAATGGATTTGTGGGGAGTTTTGAACTTTGAGTATTCGAAGTTTTTTTACTCGTCGTCTTCGTATTCTTCGTCGTCGTAGTCATAATTGTTTTCAAATCGTACTGCTAAAATTTCATCAGGTAATACATTACCGTTTTCATCAAACATCTCTGGATGCGTATAAGCAACGTTGGTGGTGTAGAAATGTTCCTTTGCTAACCATCCTACCACACCTCCAACAAAAAAGAACATTATTGAAATGAGAGTACTGATGGTGAGAGTTACTGCTAACATCGTTTTTTTCTCCAGAGAACTTTATTTTTTCCTGATATCCAAGTAGAAGTTCAGGTGTAAAACAAACTCTCTGCGGAAAAGAGTAACCATTTTACCAAACTTTACTTGGAAAGTTTTTGGTGCTTCGGGTCTTCTTCTCCTATTACGTAACAGCAATTCAACTCCCCGATTGATTTCGGGTTCTGACTTATTTAGAGATCTTTTTTCGTCGTCCAGGTCGTCTGTCATAACTATACTTTTTGGCATCATCTAGAATGCCACACAAATAATTTTTAATTTTTCTTGCTTGTGGTTTAGGAATGTGTCCATATGCTTCACGAAGCATTTTGTGATTGTTGTCAGTACCACCCTCTAGGTATTCCTCAAGTTCCCCAACAAGATCGTTTATTTCAGAAGCAGTATTGCTAATGATAAACTCATCTACTTCTATTTTTTTAGTTCCACGAACTTTAAGATAATCATAAAATTTTAAAACAAATTGTCCTTCAAAAGCATAGTCAATTGCTTTCTCAACGTCGGTATAGATTTCGCGGAAATTAGTGTCCATTAAACCAAATTTTGCTCCTTAAGATATTGAACAGCATCTGAACATCCCCCAATGTGCTTATCATCAACAATCACTTGGGGAAATGTAGATCCTTGACCAAACTCCGCATAAAATTCTTCGCGGGTAAAATCGGTATTCAATTTGTAGATGACGTGCTTCAACTCAGCTAATTGTAGCACTTGTTCTATCTTGGTGCAATATGGACAACCGTCTTTTGAATAAACTGTGAATGTCATTATTTTTTATCTTTTGAAATTTATTTATTAAAAAAGGAGGGTTTCCCCTCCCAGTATATCACAGAGCATTACCCCTAGGCAATACTTCCTCTGGAAATACAAAGTTTTCATGTGGTTGGTCTACTGGAGCCATCCAGGCACGGAGTCCTTCATTGAGGAGGATGTTTTTAGTATAGAACGTTTCAAACTCTGGATCCTCAGCAGCTCTAACTTCCTGAGAGACAAAATCATAAGCACGAAGATTGAGTGCGAGACCAATGATCCCAATAGAACTGGTCCAAAGTCCCATGACAGGAACAAAGAGCATAAAGAAGTGAAGCCAACGCTTATTG